TTGTGCGGCTATCTCTCGTCGTCAAGGTAAAACATACATTTCAAATATAATAGGACAACTGGTTTGCTTAGTACCAAACAGTCATGTACTATTAATGTCCCCTAACTATTCACTATCGCAAATCTCATTTGATTTGCAAAGAAACTTAATTAAACATTTTGATTTAGAGGTATTAAGAGACAATGCAAAAGATAAAGTTATTGAACTTTCAAACAATTCTACAATTCGTATGGGCTCCATTAACCAAGTTGATTCGGTTGTGGGTAGGTCTTATGACCTCATCATATTTGACGAGGCCGCTCTCACAGATGGGAGGGATGCTTTCAATGTTGCGCTCAGGCCCACACTAGATAAAGAAAACTCCAAAGCAATTTTTATATCTACTCCAAGGGGTAGAAATAATTACTTTGCGGAGTTCTATTATAGAGGCTTCAGCGAAGAATTTCCAGAATGGTGTTCCGTAAAGGCAACTTATCATGAAAATCCTCGAGTATCTGAATCAGATATTATAGAGGCAAGAAAAACAATGTCAGAAGCTGAATTTGCTCAGGAATATATGGCAGACTTTAATGTCTATGAAGGACAAGTTTGGGCATTTAATCATGAAGAATGTTTAGCAGATTTATCTCAATTAGATACTACTGGCATGGATATTTTTGCAGGTCTTGACGTAGGTTACAAAGACCCTACTGCATTTTGTGTATTTGCATATGATTGGGACAAACGAAAATATTACTTAGTAGATGAGTATATGGACTCAGAAAAAACTACAGAACAACATGCTTTACACATTCAAAAATTAATTCAAAAATGGGATATTGACTTTATTTATATTGACTCTGCTGCTCAACAGACAAGATATGACTTTGCACAGAACTACGATATTAGCACTATAAACGCTAAAAAATCAGTATTAGATGGTATAGGTCATGTAGCAGGCATTGTAGACAATGACGACCTGATAGTAAATCAAACTTGCAAGGAAGCAATATCATCCCTAGACCAATATCAATGGGACCCAAACCCTAATTTATTAAAAGAGAAACCAAAGCATAACATGGCATCCCATATGGCCGATGCTATGCGATACGCGTTATACACATTTGAAACATCAGCCACAACGTTTTAGTAAGACCTGCAAAAAACAGTTCTTGACATTTGCTGTATGTTTTTGGTATAATTCTAATTAAGAGTAGAAATATGAATTTCAAAAGAGATTTAGTTAAATACGTAAGAGATAAAGCGAAATCACAATATAAAAAATCAAGCGATTGTTATATCTGTGGAAGTACCGAACAGTTAGATTTTCATCACTATTACGGGCTTACAGAACTACTAGAAACTTGGATAAAAAAGAAAAAATTAATTATTAAAAACGAGCAAGAAATACTAGAGATTCGACAAGCCTTTATTGATGAACACTACGAAGAACTTTACGAAGACACAGTCACACTCTGCCATAGTCACCATATGAAGTTACATTCAGTTTATGGAAAACGACCCAAGTTGATACACGCAGAGAAACAAAAAAGATGGGTCGAAAAGCAGAGAGACAAATATGGCATGGTATGACAGATTATTAGGCAGAACTCCAGAAGTTGATGAAAAACTGAATCCTGCTCAATATGTAATATCCCGAAATGAGGGTATGACTATTGATTCACGGGAAATAGTCACCAACTACAGAAATGCTTATGAACAACTAGAAATCGTCAATAGAGCAGTCAATATGATTGTTGATGATGTCTCTGAAATTCCTTTTTCTGTTGGAGAAAAGATTGTAGGTACTACAAATGTTCTTAAAAATATTCGTAAGTCAAAAGTAGATTTACTACTTAATAAAGAGCCAAACCCTTTTCAAGATATTAGTGCTTTTAAAAGAAACTTAATTATCGATTTACTTATAGATGGAAACATCTTTATTTATTTTGATGGAGCGCATTTATATCATTTACCAGCAGATAAAGTAACAATTTATACTGATGATAAAACATATGTAGAAAGATATTCATATGATAGCTCAATAGATTATAGCCCTGATGAGATTATTCATGTAAAAGAAAATAGCTTCAATTCAATTTATAGAGGAGTACCAAGATTAAAGCCAGCTTTTAGAACTATGCAGTTACTTGGAAGCATGAGGGATTTTCAAGACAACTTCTTTAAAAATGGAGCAGTTCCAGGATTAGTACTAAAGTCACCAAACACTCTTTCTGAAAAAATAAAAGAAAGAATGTTACAAGCCTGGGTTGCTCGATACAATCCTAAGTCAGGAGGTAGAAGACCTCTTTTCTTAGATGGCGGACTTGAAGTAGAAAACTTAACAGAAATTAATTTTAAAGATTTAGATTTCCAAGAAGGAATCAAATCAAATGAAAAAATTATACTCGAAGCTATGGGAATACCACCAATTTTATTAGACGGTGGAAATAATGCAAATATAAGACCAAACCATAGACTTTACTACTTAGAAACAGTGTTACCTATAGTTAAAAAATTAGGATATGCACTTGAAAGATTTTTCGGTTTTTCACTATCTGAGGATGTAACAGGAATTCCTGCTTTACAGCCAGAGTTGAGAGACCAAGCCGCTTATTACGCAACTCTTGTAAATACAGGCATATTAAGTGCCAACGAAGCTAGAGTAGCCTTAGGCAAAGACCCAGTAGAAGGATTTGACGAGCCAAGAATACCTGCAAATATAGCAGGTTCAGCAGCAAGTCCTGAACAAGGCGGTAGACCTGCAGAGGCTGCCCCAAGCGAGGAAGAATAATATGACTAAAGATATGATGGTAAAAGCACTTTCCGATTTTATGACTAAAAAAGGTGGTGTTATGACTTTAGCTGAATACAAGGCAGAAGGCAATGATGTTCCAGTTAAAGATTATCTACTTAGAAGAGCTTTTGGTTCTTGGAGTAGAGTACTTAGCGTAGTAACAAAAAGATATCCAGTTCCTGTTGTTCCTGTTAAGGTTGAGAAACCTAAAGCAGCACCTAAAAAGGTGAAAACGGAGAAGAAAGATGTCGAATAAAATTTATCACTGGACAAGCACTTTTAAATCATTAGGAGATACTGATGATGGTGGTGTTGAAATTAAAGGTTCTGCAAGTACTAATGGACTTGATAGAGCTGGAGACATTATTGAAAGTAGTGCATGGACAAAAGGCGGATTAGAAAATTTTAAAAATAATCCAATTATTCTGTTCAATCACAATTACGATAGACCAATCGGTCGAGCAAAAGATTTACAAGTTACAGACAACGGTTTAGAAATATCTGCAAAGATATCTAAAGCTGCAGGTGATGTAACTCAATTAATTAAAGACGGTGTCCTTGGAGCTTTTTCTGTCGGTTTCAAAGTCAAGGATGCTGATTATATGACTGAAACTGATGGATATAAAATAAAGGACGCTGAACTTTTTGAAGTCTCAGTAGTATCAGTACCTTGCAATCAAGGGGCAACTTTTGGACTAAGCAAGTCATTCGATAGTATGGAAGAATACAACAAGTATAAGCAAACTTTTTATAAGGCTAACCCAGCAGAATCAGCAGACGCTGTTAATGTTGAGCAGCCAAGACGGGAGCAATCCCATAACATGGAGACAAATATGTCAAAAGAAAATAAATCTCCTGAAAGCAACTCAGAGTTCAATCTGGAAGAATTTGCTAAAAAAGTAGCTGCAGATACAGCTGCTGAAATTGCAATGAAACAGGCTGAGCAAAAAGCTGCTGAACAGAAGGCTGCTGAAGAAGCTGCTCAAAAGGCTGCTGAAGAAGCTGAAGTTCAAAAAGCTGCTGAAGTAGCAGATCAGGAAAAAACTAAAACTATAGTTGAAGCAGGTCTAACAGGCGCTGAGAAACTTATGAATGATGTTGAGAGAAGAGTTAGAGAAGACTATTCTAATTTAGAGCAAGTCGTTAAGTCTTTAGAATCTCAATTAGCTGAGAAATCAGAAGAAATCATGAATATGAGAGAGTCAAAAAGACATTTCTCAGACAGACAAGGTCAAGGCGACTGGAAAAAAGCTTTTGAAAAAGACATCATTGATGCAAAATTTGCTGGTTTAGCTACTGGTAAAGGTTGGAACAGTGATATGTCCAAAAGCTTAATGGAAAAAGTTAACGCTCATTCAGGTGTTGGCGTTTCATCAGCTGACTTTGAGCAAGTTGTTTCAACAAACATCGAAAGAGATATTCAAAACGAATTAGTCTTGGCTCCTCTATTTAGAGAAATCCCAATGGCTTCTGCTAATATGATTATCCCAATTCTACCAGATGCAGGTTACGCTGAATTTGCTTCAGCTCAAACAGCTTCTGGTTCATCACCACATGGTAACTTAGCCCAAAGAGGCGACACCTATGGTGCACCATTTGGTGGAGTTGATTTAACAGAAAGAACACTTTCTACTGTTAAGTTAATCTCACAATCATACTTAGGTAACGAAACTGAAGAAGATGCAATCTTACCAATTCTTCCTTTAATTAGAGAGTCAATGGTTAGATCACATGCAAGAGGTATCGAAAATGCTATCCTAGCTGGTAACCACGATAATGGTGTTTACACATCTGGCGCATTCGAAGGTCTATTAGCAGCTGCTGATAGTGATAACCACGAAACTTCTGATGGTGCTTCTGGTTTCGCAGCAACTGATGCAGTTACTGCAGCTGACCTATTAGGCATGAGAAAGAATATGGGCAAATACGGTGTTAATCCTTCAGACGTAGTTTATATCGTGTCACAAGACGTGTATTATAACCTACTAGAAGATGCTGAATTCCAAGATGCTAACTTAGTTGGCGACATGGCTACTAAGCTAAGTGGCGAAATTGGTCAAGTATTCGGTTCAAGAGTACTACTATGTGACGAATTCGCAACTAAAGCAGCTGGTATCTATGGTGCTGTTGCAGTCTACCCAAGAAACTATGTAATGCCAAGATTAAGAGGCGTTACTATTGAGTCAGACTACGAAGTAGCTAACCAAAGAAGAGTATTAGTAGCTTCACAAAGACTAGGCTTCACCGATTTAATCGATGGTGCTACATCTAAGTGGGCATTTGCGTACAAAGGAGCT